GATTAGAAGTCTCATGTCACATTTGAAGAACGTAGACACTGGCTCACAAGCATTAACTGCTTTGTCGGTTACTGGTGCTTTAACTGTCAGTGGTGCATTTACATCACAAGGCATAGACGATAATGCTGATGCAACTGCTATTACAATAGATTCTACAGAACGAGTTTTAATTAATAAGACTTCTACAGATTTTGGAGTTGAAGGTGTAGAACTTGGTGGTGCTGATGGCAAAATATTTATCACAAGAGATAATACTCCTTTTTATTTAAACAGATTATCCTCTGATGGTAATCTTATTCAACTTTACAGAGATAGCACTGAGAGAGGAAGTATTGGTGTTGAAAGTAGCAAGCCATATTTTAGCAATGGTGGTAACTTTGCAATACGTTTGGATAACAACACACTTACACCCGCTAATCCTAATGGTACAGCATCAGATAATGCAGAAAATTTAGGTTCTTCTTCAGCACGTTGGGCTGATTTGTATTTAGGTGGTGGTGTATTCTTAGGTGGAAATGGTTCAAGTAATCATTTTCAGGACTATGAAGAAGGAACTCATACAATAACATTACCAAATGTTTCTTTTAATCATCAAGGTGGTAATATGCACTATACTAAAGTTGGTGAAAGAGTTTTTGTAAATGGTGGGGTTCAATTACCAGTCACAAGTGATACTAATCACATATTATTATCATTACCTTTTGTACCTGTCGGAAACAGTGTAGGTGCTGGGTTTAATAATGGTGGTGTCAACGTCATTTATTATGTTAATAGTCAAGGTTTTAACATATATCCCTCTGGTACTTTTACTCCAAAAACATACGCAAGTATGAGTTCATTAGTAATATATTTTGGCTTTCATTACAGAACTCTAGCATAGGAGATAAAAATGGCGATAACAAAAGAAGTAGTGGTGGAAAAAATCGAGGTCGTTGGCAGTTGGAACATACAAATTGCAACGGACACGGTGATAAAAGAGGACAATCTTGAGATCAGTAGGTCAAGGCATAGGCACGTTCTTACACCATGCACATCATCAAAAGATAGTGATGACAAGTGGACACACACAGACACCGACATAAGTTCAGAAGCTACCGAAGTACAAGCAGTAGCCAATGCAGTATGGACAGATACAGTCAAAGCTAATTACAAGGCTTTTGTGGAAAGTCAGGAGATCTAAATGGCAAAAGATAAACTGGTTGAGTACGATTCTGTAGCAAATAACAACACAGTGGTGGGAGATGTAAATCTTCAAGAATCTTCTATGTTGCCCTCAGACGTTAACAATGCGATTAGGGAACTTATGTCGCATCAAAAAGAGGCATTTGGATCAGGCACTCCATTATATGTTGATCAGACTAATAATAGGGTTGGTATTGGTACTAGTAGTCCATCAGCTGGTTTACATTTAGAAGGAACAGCAAACAATCTCGCTTCTCAATTGAAAGTAACTGCAACTGGTGTTGTTTCTCAATACATAGGTGGCAGTAGTTCAGAAGGATTGGCTATTGGACACGATAGTGGAAGTTTACCTATTGTATTTAAAACTGGTGTGAATAGTGGTACTGGTGTAACTGGCTCTGGTACAGAACGTTTGCGTATTGATTCCTCAGGCAATGTTGGTATTGGTACTTCTACAAATACTGTTTATTATAATAGTACATCAACATATACTTCTTCTTTTGCATTAAAAACAAATATTTCAAATGAAGTAGCAGAAATTGCTATAATTAATGGAAACAATAATTTTGGTTCAACTATTGATTTTGCACGAACAAATACCAGTTCAAATGATGTACGATTTGCTTCATTAGGAGGATATGCTGATAGCAATACAGCAGGTTCAGAGTCTGGTCATATAAGATTTCAAACAAAAGGTGCTAGTGATAGCAATATAGCAGAACGTATGCGTATTGATTCCTCAGGGCGATTATTAGTGGGTTTGACCAGTGCAAGTGGTAGTGCAGGTGCAGTTTTACAAGCAAGGGGTAATGGTACTGCAGCGGCAGTTTTTGATAGAGCCAGTAGTAATGGTGTTGTTGTTGGTTTTAAAAGAAATGGGGGAAATGACGTTGGAAATATATCAATAACTACTTCTAATACAGCTTACAACACATCTTCAGACTACAGACTTAAAGAAAATGTAGACTATACTTTTGATGCAACAACAAGACTAAAACAACTCAAGCCTTGCAGATTTAATTTTATAATAGATGCAGACAAGACAGTAGATGGTTTTTTAGCACACGAAGTTTCAAGTATTGTACCTGAAGCAATTACTGGAATTAAAGATGAAGTAGATGCAGATGGTAATGCAGTTATGCAAGGTATAGACCAAAGCAAACTTGTACCTTTATTAGTAAAAACCATACAAGAATTAGAAGCAAGAATAACAACCTTAGAAGGGGCATAAAATGGCAACATGGACAATAGTATCAATGGATAGGAAAATAAAACTTGATGACAAAGATGATGTAGTAACAACTATTCATTGGAGAGCAAGTGACACAGATAGTGATGGGAATATTGGCTCATCATATGGCTCTGTAGGTGTAACACTTGGCTCACAATCTTTTATAGCATATGCAGATATTAAAGAGTCTGATGCAATACAATGGGCAAAAGATGCTCTTGGATCAGATCAAGTTACAGCAATAGAAGCAAGCATTGCTAGTCAAATAGCAGAAGCAAAAACACCGACAGTAGCAAGTGGAGTATCGTGGTAATGACTGAACAAACAAACGTAATACAGATTGATGGCAAAGAATACAAGCAAGAAGATTTATCTGTAGAGCAGATAAGATTAGTAACTAAGGTTGCCAAGTTTCAGAAGCAAACTAATGATCTCAAAGATGCCTTTGAAGATGCCAACATATTACATCAACAATATCTACAAGCATTAAAGACATCACTTGGTAATGATGAAACTACTAAGGCTATGGAAAACTCAAAGGCTAGTTAATGGAGTTAGATGTAGCAACCCTTTGGTCGGCAGTCATAACACTGATCCTAATGCCATTTGGTTGGGCATTTAGCAAAATGTTTTCTGAGGTCAAAAGACAACAAATATTACTATCAAAAACAAGAGAAGAGATTGCATATAATTATGCGAGAAAAGATGATGTTAGGGATGACATTACAAAGCTAATGGATGCCTTACACAGACTTGAAGACAAATTAGACAAAGTTCTTTCCAAATAAAATAGGTATATCATGTCATGCTTGAGATGTTGGCAGCAGCTAATGCAGCTTATGCTGTTATCAAAAAAACTGTTGAAAATGGTAGGGAGATAAGTGCAGCAGGAGCAGCAATAGGTAAATTCATTGGTGCAGAAGATCAGCTACAACAAGATCTACATAAACGTAAAAACAGTATGTGGACTAACTTTCTAGGCAAACAAGACAATGACCTAGAAGAGTTTATGGCTCTTGAGGAAATTAGAAGAAAGAAAGAACAATTAAGAGAGTTCATGCAACTCTACGGAAGAGCCAATTTATATAATGATTATCTAGCACATTGTGCAGAGGCTAGAAAAAGAAGAAAACAAGCAGCAATTGATCGCCAAAAAAGAAAAGAGAAGATAGAAGATATAATTCTCAAAAGTATACTTGGTATTTTGATTACTGCCTTATTAGCAGGTGGTCTAACTGTGCTTGTAATTATTGCCAAGAAAAAAGGTATAATATGAGTGTAAGTGCTTTTTTACTTATCTGCAGTATGAATGGTGTAATGGATAGGCAAGGCATTTATTTTAGAAGTGCAGTATCATGCATGGATTTCAAAAGTATATTAAGCAAACAATCTTACAAGAAAAATGATGAAGAATTTGTTTATGAGTGTATTTGCAAATTAGTACCAAAAGTAAATCCAAATAAAGTGAGAGTTTATTGATTACCAAAGAAGAATTTTTAAAAGGTAAATATAAGATTTTACCAAGAGTTATGATGTTAGTTAGTACGATTATGAGTTGGAACACTGCCTCATGGTTTATGAATTTAGAAGATCCAACAGCACCTCAATCGGCTTTTGTTTCTGTGGTTATGGGTGTAATGACTGGAATATTTGGTATTTGGATGGGTCACGAACATAAAGGTGATAAATGAAAATGCTTACAACAAGACAAAAAAATGCATTAGCAAGACACAAAAAGGATCATGGGCATACTAAAAAGCATATGGATGAAATGACTAGACTAATGACTAGATCTAGAAATCCTATGACATTTTTACAAGCGCACAAAGCAACTATGAAAAAGGTTGGTAAATGATAGCTAGTTTATTACCAGTAGCATCAAAATTACTTGGCAAATTTATTGAAGATAAAGACACAAAAAATAAACTTGCACATGAAATTGCTACAATGGCAGAAAAACACGCACAAGAAATAGCTTTACAACAGATACAAGTTAATCAGGAAGAAGCAAAAGGTAACTGGTTTCAGTCATCATGGAGACCATTAATAGGATGGGTCTGTGGTCTTTCGCTAATGATTAATTATATGATTTCTCCTATATGCGCAGGTTTTGGTGTTGTTATTCCACAAGCTGATATGTCTGTAATGATGCCTTTGATGTTTGGTATGCTTGGAATTTCAGGCATGAGATCTTATGACAAAATGAAAAAGACAGATACAAAACAATAGGAAAAGGTAATGCTTGAAAGTCAAAGATGTTCTGAATGTGGTATTTATGTAGAAATAGCGAGATATGAAAAGGTTAGACTGTGTAAAAGCTGCAGAAGTGAGAAGAGAGTAAGTCACAACGAGATAAGACAGCTATACAAAGAATTGAAAAAAAAGAATATGGATTTACCAAAGGATGACTGGAGCAGTCTGAATGTGGAATGTAAAGATAATCAGATATGGAAAAAGAAATGGATTTACTAAAATTTAAGGAAGAAATTAAAGTAGATGAAGGTCAAAAATTAAATGATAACGGAGAGCATATTTTATATTTAGACCACAAAGGATTTAAGACTTTAGGTTACGGAACATTAGTCACAGAATGGGATGAAGAGTATGATCAGGAAGTTGGCACTGTTGTTTCTCAGGAAAGAGTTGATGAATGTTTTGAAAAATTTGTTAATATTTGTGTAAAAGATTGTCGCAGTATTTATCCTAATTATGATGATTTACCTGAAGAGGCTCAAAGAATTTTAGCGAATATGTCATATAATCTTGGTTATCACAGACTAAAAAATTTCAAAAAACTTAGAGAAAGTATAATAAATAACGATTTTTCTTCTGCAGCAGTCGAAATGGAAGACAGCAAATGGTGCAGAGAAGATGTACCAAACAGAGCAAATAGATTAATTAAACGTATGAAAAGCTTAATTTAGTACGTCAGGCACGACAAATTTCCCCCCAAACGTCAGGCAAAAATGTTTCTTGGTAAAATTCATTTCGAATCGGATTTACAGAGAAACCTACAGAGAAACATCCCCTGAAACCCCCAGTATGCTTAGAAAACGTCAGGCTCATAACCTGAAGGTCGTAGGTTCAAATCCTACCCCCGCAACCAACTTTTCCCCAACAATCCCAATAAATACAAAGACTTATAGATAGCCACTTGAAAATTTCAGGTGGTTTTTTTATTGTCTTTTTTCTGTATTTTTCATATCTACAGCGAACATTACCGAGAACAATCGTCAGGATTATTTTAAAATAATACTTGCATATTAGGTAATTAATGGTAATATAAATAATATATATAACTATTGGTTATATATTTACAGAGAAACAAAGGAGCAAACTAATGAAGTACAAAGGTAAATATATACAAGATGATGGTGGAAGATCCAAATATTTTAAAGGCAAAACTGGTGATTGTGTTATTAGGGCTTGTGCAATTGCTTTAAATCAAGATTACAAAGAAACTATGAAAGAGATGTTTGATTTAGGTTTTAAGATTGGATGCTTACCTAATGATCATGAAGTTTGGAAACCTTATTTGATTTCAAAAGGTTTTGTCAGACATACAACACCTAAAGATAAAAAGGGCAAAAAAATTTCAATAAGAAATTGGTCTGCCGAATGTCCAAGTGGTTCAATTGTGGCTCATACAAGAACACATTTAGTTGCAGTTGTAGATAATGTTCAAAGAGATACTTGGTTAGACGAAAGAACTGTTTCATCATATTACATGAAGGGAGTAAACTAATGAAATATTTTGATAATGTAAATTACGAATTACTTGCTTATGCACTTTTAATTAGGAACGCATCACAAAAAGAAATAGAGACATCAATCAATTATTATAAAGAGCAAACAATAAACTTTGATGAAGATAAACTATACCACGCAATTGAGACACATCCTTTGTCATTAAATGATGAAGGTGCAGTCACAAACGCAAATTGAAAAAAATAATTTTTTTCCAAGAAAAATTACTTCTCAATCGTACTACTATTAGAACATTAAATTGGAGCAACTAATGAATACAACAAATACAACATCAAAATACATAGAACAAGCAATCGAACTTTCATCAAAAGGTTACTTTTTATCTAAATCTTCACAAAAACAAGCTATAGATAATCTTAATAGAGCATATGATAATCTTACTGATTATTCTAATATCAAATTTCCCAAAGGATCTACACCTCAACAAAAGTGGGAATTTAAATTTGATCTGCCACAAAATTTACATCATGTTAACGAAAAGCATAGACCTATATTTGATAAGTGTGGTCTAGATGTTGAATACATCATGCAAGTTTCAGAAATAAGATCTTTAGTTAAATCTATGGATATTATTAAACCTTCTAAAGAAAATGCTGAACAAAAGTTAAATGATATAATTATTAAAATGGCTAAAGAGCATCCAAAAAAAGAGGGTGTTATCAGTCTGAAAACTCATACTTTTGCTGAAGATGAAGTTGACCTTTTGGAGAAATCATTTGGCAGTATCAAGGGTAGGGTTAATTATGATTGGCATCATGTAACTAATAAATATGGAACATCATTTATTAGGGTGTTTTGGTATCTTGATATGAAGGTTACAAAACTTTCAACAATTATTTCTTTGGCAAATAAAGAAAAAAAGGGAGCAAACTAATGACTATTTATTATGAGTTTGATATTGAAATGTTTGATTTGGAATATGGTGACGTACAAGACCATGATTTTTTCGGATCATTACAAGGTGGTAAACAAACAGACAAAAGCGAACAGTTTTATATAAAAGATTTCAATAAACTTTATTGTACTGACACAGTAGTTTGGAACACTGTTGGAAGTGAGTTTACTCAAGGATTGCAAAAAGATTGTGGTTATGTTGATGGCGATATGGGATTTAGATTTTGTATTGTTAGATATGAAAACTCTGATTTTACTGATCAAAAATCATGGGCATATTTAAATTTAGATGGAACTCTTCCTGAAGAATTTGATTGTGGAAATAAAATTCCAAAATATGTCGTGTCTGCTTTTGAAAAACTAAAAAAGGAGAAAAACTAATGGCATTGTATTGTTTAACTTTTGCAAGAAAAGGTATTAGTGGAATGGATTTTCTATATTTAAAAGCTAAAAACAAAAAACAGATAATAGAAATGTTTGAGGAGTATGAAATTATTTCAATTGAATTAGCAGGGGGATCAAACTAATGAATATCAATTTGAAAATACAAAAAACCGACATAAAAGTTTACGATATTAATTATGACATTGACTTAGTTGATTTGAAAAACTGGGTCATTGAGAAAGTTGGTACTTACCAAAGTTATTTAGATGATTGGTTTTATGATGAGGACAAAGGTGAGGCAGATCCATCAAAAGATAATCACACTGAAGAAGATTATTACAAATTCTATGTTGAGGAATATATAGAAGATCAAGACATTGATGTCGTGTTTTTAGATAATTGCAACAATCATTCTGAATATGTCCTCGAAAGTGAAGAGTGTCTGCTTGTTGCATTAGAGGATTACAGCTAATGCAGAATAAAAAAGAAAAATTATTAAAGTATTTAAGTGAAAAACAAATAAATCAATTAACTGACTTAGCTAAAAATATATGGAAAAAAATTATTATTGAGAGGAAACCTAATGATGCAAAATAGAGAACCTTCAAAACCTAAAACTATTATCAAAAAAATCAGAGGTAAACCATTCAAGACATTTCTCATTTATTACAAACTTAATGGTAAAGAATGTACTTTTACATCCAATAGCAAAGAAAAGATGGATGCAAAAATCAAAAAAATTAGAGAGATGATCAACGAAAATGGTGGTGTTCAAAAAGCAACATCTCTAGAAAATTGTCATAAAATGTATCTCATCCATAGAGCCACAATGATTGGTGTTTTGGATGGCATCAGTAGAAGGCATTATGAGAATGATGAAAGACATCTTAGATTGCATATAGCTGAATATTTTGATGCAGACACTAATATTGCTACAATCAACTCAGGCAGAGTTAATTTCTTTAATGATCATATGAAGATCAAAGGTTTGTCTGCTAAGACAAGAAGAGCAGTTATTAGCACTCTGAACTTATTATTTAAATATGCAATTGGTATGGGTTGGGTTGAAAATAATCCTTGTGACAGAAACAATAGAGACACAATCAAAGGCTCTTCTAGAGAAAGATATGACTATGATCTTAAAGAGGTAAACAAGCTTATTCAAGCTGCTAAAGATGATAGTCCTTTGTATTACTGTTTATTTTGGACTGCAGCAATAACTGGTATGTCAGCTAATGAATTAGCAGGTCTACAATGGAAAGATATTGATTTGTATAAAAGAACCCTGAGAGTTGTCAGGACTGCACATAGAGGCGAATTGCAACCAACAAAGACACAGTTTAGAGAGAGAACTATTCCAATAGCCACAGAAGTTTATCAGGTGTTGAAAGATTGGAAATTGGTCTGTAACTCTAATGTTTTTGTTTTCCCTTCTGCAAAGGGATTACATGGTGATCAGGATGCATGGAGAAAGCAAATCAAACATTATTGTAAGGTTGCTAATGTTGCATATAAATTAGATCCTAAAGACAGAGATGGTAGAGGTTTAGGTGCTTTTAGAAAAGCTTTCTCAACTACTATGGATGAGAGAATACAATCACCATCAACAACCAATAAATATCGCATGGGTCATTCTAAGAGATCAAATACTGCAAAACAGCATTATACGTTTGCTGATATGGAAAGAGCAAAATCACCTGATGATTATGAAACTATGGTGCATATGGTAAAGGAGAGTTAATCTTTTTTGAGTGCCATACAAGCTGCCATTGCAATATAAGCTAACAAATCTATCCAACTATCCTTATTCTTGGGATCATGGAATAGCCTAGTTAGCTTTGTAATGGCTAGTATTAGTGATGATTGAAAAGGTTTTACTTCTTTATCTATGACAAGACCAAGACCTTTGGCATTGATCTCAAAGCTTTTATTGTAGTCTCCATACTGTTTACCCCTGATCTCAATCATGTCTGCTGCTTGGCGCAGAATGTCAGAAGGGGATTTCATCATCTAAATCCTCATTTACATAATCAGGTTTTTCTTCAATTGATTGTTCTGCTTTTGGTTCTTCAGGTTTTTTATCTAGCATTGGAGAAACAGTGCCAGTCATCCATGTGTCATTTCTTTTTCTCACATTGATCCAATAATTTTTATTATCTAGGACTAACACTCCTTTGAAATCATCATGCCAATCAAGTTGTTTGTCTTTGTTTACATTAAGATTTAGTGTCATATTATCGACACCATGTTCTGTATATTTTTTATCCATTATATTCTCTCACTCCACTGTTCATGTTTTCAATAAATCTATCTTTTTCTATAATTTCCATTTTTCTTTCGGAACATTTTTCAATTATCTTAGTACATAGTTCACTATCAGCTTTCAGACTTTCCTCTCTTTTAAGATAAAAGTTTTTCAAATCTTTTAGCTGAGTAATGCCATCTATAAGATTACTAAGTTCTAAGAATTTGCTTTGTCTTTCTTCATCTTGTTTTTTCTTTTGATGAAGTTCGTTTAACCTATCTGTGGCATCTTTTGGATTGTTTATTGGTTGTTTGTTCTCAATTACTTTTAGCTTTCTTCCAACTGCATCCATTTCGTTTGCAGAGGCATACTCACCACCTGAAATACCAAGACTAGACAAGCATCTTCCTATTGCAGAGGTTTCTGCATTTTCAATAGCTGATGTTGTGTTTATATTTCTTTTATCACCTTTATTAAAATGACCTTCACCTCTTATTTCTTCTGCATGACCTGATCCAATAATTCTACCTTCTTTATCTGTAATTGTAGCTTTGATAACAACCCTAACACCATCATCAGTTAATAATTCAGTATTTATTCCAAAATCAGTTCCAAGAGCCTTCCTAAATGCCTCTGTCCTATGGACAACCATAGTATATTTTTTGCCACCCTTTTGAGCCACTCCATGTGATTTATGAAGTTCTGCAACAATGCTCATTGCCTCTCTTAAATCTGTCATATGCTCTCCTCAACAATCTCAATAGTTTTCCTATAATTTTTAGCCACTTTAATATTTATTCCATGCCCAAAACAGTTGAGAGCATCCTTAGGAACAAGCTTTTTTAGCTTTGCCTCATAATCTTTGTTAGCTACTGCAGCACCTTTGGTCTGTATAAAATTCAAAGCATAATGCTTAAAATCGTCATTAGATGACATATCATAGGGTTTTCTTAACTCAGGGGGTATTGGTGGCTCACTGGTTATAATCTCCTTTGGGGGAGTATCTAACTGCACACAACCATAGAAATAAGTCGCTATCTCTATTAGTTCCTTTTGATATTTAGGATCAATTGTAACCTCTTCAACAAGAGGCTCATTACCTTGTCTTATTATGCTCAAGACACCTTTATTAACTGGTTCACCAAGCTTTTCAGATAGGAGATAAGCATTCCAGTTAAGTTGTGGAGTATAATTCTTAATTAATCTTGGAATAACATCTGACCAACTTTCTTCAGCAAAAGGTCTTCCGTTTGTATATTTAGCATCAACAACAGCTACCTGATTATCAAAATTCATAATAGCACCATCCAAAGTGCATCTCATAAACTTATGCTTTTTAGATGTCAGAACTTCTTGCAGATACTTTATTTTATATCCATATTTCCTAGCAATCCAAGATAGGTTTAGATCCTCTGTGACCAATCCCAACATAACTGCAAATATATTTGTAAGATCCTGATCCTCAGACTTTCCAGTCTTTTCAAGAAATAAATCATTGATAATATCTGCATCACCAGTAGCAAGTTTAATCATGTCTGAGCCACTGATAAATGATCTGCGAATTTCTAGTTCTTTGTCAGTAAATTTGTAATTATCAAAAAATTCTTCCATTACTACTTATAACCAATAGTAATATATATTACAAGTTATTACTTAATATGGTAATAAATTTAGTAAATTTGACGTAAACCTACAATAGCATGAACTCTGCCAATTTTTGATTTATCAAACTTCTGATGCTTTTCAGATTGATAAGTAGCGCATAAATAATGATCTTCATCTTCTGAAATTATGCAGCTAAGAAAAGCAATCTCTTCATCATTCTCAAATGTTGAAATAACAACCTCATCATCATTTTTAATCTTTTTCAAAGGATCAACATAGATAAGTTCGCCATGTTTAAATCGTGGTTGCATTTCATTACCAACAACAAAACAACTATAAGCTGATTGATTATCTTTTAAATAGTCAGGTCTTTCAGTCGTAGATGCAAATTTATTGGTAATGTTCATAGCTTTGCCACAGACAGTGGGCATACCGAAAACTGGTAATTGTATTGGTACATTTATCTCAGTTACGTTATCAATATTGTTTTTCAAATTATATATTTCTTCTTTTTGTACTCTAAATAATTCAGATAATTGTTTTAAATATTTTGACGGATCTACTGATCCTCTTTCCATTCTACAATATAATCCCTGAGATACTTTTATATGTTTAGATACCTCTGATTGGCTAAGACTATTCTCTAATCTAAGTTTGTGTAGATTGTTACTGTGTTTCATTTTTGGGTTCTCCCTCATACCAACTAGAATAAAGTTAATTAAAAAATAATGTTTACAGTTCTATTTGATTTGAGGTGATGCAAGTGGTGGGTTATCCCAAGTCATTTCAGATAGTCTAACAACAGTGGTTCGTTTTATTACCTTTTTATTTTTGTTTTTAAATAAATACGTCATAAATCCAAGTCCTTTTTTGTAAAGTGGTCTTACTTGAGCCAATTCCACTTATTAGGTTAAGCTGTAATTTAAAATACTTATTAGGTAATTATCTGTCAACTATATTAAAAATAAATTGATTAACATATCAACAAATATCTTTTTGAGATCTATTTTATATTGACCTTGACAATTATTACTAATATAAATAACTATAAGGTAATAATTAGTCATATATGGTAATAAATTATGAAGTTAACACAATATCTTGTGCAAAATGAAATAAGTCAGAAGAAATTAGCAGAAATATTGAAAGTTTCACAACCTACAGTTCACAAGTGGCTAAATAACAAAGCTATTCCTTCAGGCAAAAGAATTATTCAAATTGAAAAACTAACAGACGGAAACGTTAGAGCAAGGGATTTTGTAGATGGGTAAAGCTAGTCGAGACAAGGGTTACAGAACAGAAAACAATGTGCGCAAGTATGCAGAGATACATGGTTTGAAAGCTTATAGAGTTCCTTTGTCAGGTGGTGGATCTATCAAAGGTGATGTTGTTTTTAACAATGGCATTGATGAACTGGTATCTGAGGTTAAATGCAGAGGCAATGGTTTTAAAAATATATACAAATGGCTAGAGGGAAATGATTTATTGATCCTCAAAGCTGACAACAAAGAGTTTTTAGCAGTTATAGATCTTAAAGATTTTTTTAATTATTTTGGCAACCAACAGAAGAAAAGGAGTGATGATGTCTCTTAATGCTATGAAATGGGCATTTGACCAACAGACAAAAGATGCAACTGCAAAGCTAGTGTTAGTTGCAATAGCTGATCATTTCAATGAAGATCTTGGATATTCTGAGTGGAGTTCTTATGCAAGGATTGCCAAGATTGGATGTTGTTCTGAGAAAACAGTGCAGCGCAAGATCAATGAACTTGTTGCAGTAGGATTTATCAATAAAGTGCAAAGAGGTTTTAGTAAGCCGAATGTTTATTATTTGCCAATATATGAAGTTTACAAGAAGGAGTTAGATAAACTCCATTCAGGTCAATCTGACCAGTCCATTCAGGACAACCATGTCCAACATGGATTGGACAACGGAGTCCAGTCAGGAGTGGACAACCATGTCCAACAAACACAATATAACTCAATTATTAACACAAATAATAAGTTTGGTGGACAAATTAAAAAAGAGTTAAGTGAAAGACAAAAAAAATGGATAGAAGTTCTTATTAGCAAAATACAAGCAAAATCAAATCAACCTGAATATATGTACGAAAATTATGACAAGCTAAGAGAAACTATGAAGATGGGTATGTTAAAAAAAGATGGTTCATTTGAACAGTTCTTGAAAGATTATAAATTGGATGAGTGATTGAAAAAGAAAAAGCCAGTTATAAAAACAGAGAAGGTTCTACCAACTCCTGAGTTTCTCAGTAAGTTTGATGTTGTTGAAGAAAATACTGATAAAGCAGGACAGAAAAGAATGAGGGTCACTAATCAGAGGTGGCTTGATATTTATCTGAAAAAAGATGTAATCAGTTTTGAAAACTTTATGGCAGCAAATAGATTATATTCTATTTGGGAAGGCGCAGGGTTCAGGCAATCAGTGACAATTAAGTATGATCCCTTGTTGGTGGGTTATAGTAATTCAGATATGAGTGAAAGACAGTCAGCTTGTATAGCTGATTATAATAAGATCTCTGATAAGATGGGAAAGATTACGTTTAGTATTTTAAGGGCAGTGATCATAGAAAACTACTCTGCCTCTGACTGGGCAAGGATCAATAGGAGAGCCAAGAAAGCTGCACCTGAGTTTTTGAGAATAGCTTTGGATGAACTCGTTGATGTATTTAAGAATTTTAAGACTAGCTAACAAATGCCCATAAAGTTAAGCAAAGACAAAACAAAGATACAAAAAAACCACTGGTAATTATAAACCATAAGATTGTGTCCTTGATTAATCTCATGTTCAGTTTTTTTATTGTTGCACCTTCAATGTGAAGCTTTAAGTATTTATTCATTGTGATCTCCTCAAGTAATATATATTACTAATAATATGCATATAAGGTAATAATGCAAGTAATAAAGTAATATAGTTGACGAAGGGAACTCTGTTTGGTAGGGTTTTAACAGAATGGGAAATTGCCCATAAATAAAATTCACATTTAAATTATTGGAACTATGGCTAGACCTTATAAAACTAATTCTAAGCAAACACCTGAATTGGAAGATAGGATATTGAAGTGTATCTGTGATGGTATGTCTCTGCACTCAATCTGTAAGCTTGATGGTATTCCACCAAGAGAAACAATACATAGATGGATAAGAAGAGATCCTAGCTTTCAGAAGCGATATGATGAGGCTAGAGAGGAGAGAGGTAATTTCTATGGGGAAAAGGTAGCTGAATTGGCAACCGCTGTTCTCAGAGGAGATATAGATTATAATAATGCTAGAGTGGCAGGTGATTTGTTTAAGTGGACTGCTGCTAGAATGTCACCAAAGAACTTTGGCGATAAGATGCAAGTGGAACATGGAGTGGAAGAAAGCTTGGTGGATGCTCTGAAGAAAGTGGAGTTGAAACTGGTTGAGGAAGACAATCACAAGCTACCATCACCTTTACGCACACGTGAGAAAAACACTATGAAAAAGGCTCTGTCAGGATAATAGCCTGACGAAAACATAACAATTACAAGAGGTTAGGGGATTGTTCTCTACAGAGTTACAGAGAAACATCTATATTATTTGATACACCCCCCCCCTTGAACAAAGGCATGGGGTAGGTCTAGTTGTATATACCCCTCATAAAATTATGCAGAATTTAGAACAGACCCTATTAAAGCTGAGAAAAGATCCAGTATTGTTTGTGGAAAAGATACTTGGAGCAACTCCTCAGAGATGGCAGCGAGAGGCATTGCAGTCTGTTGTTGAGCATGATCGGATTACTGTGAAGAGTGGTCATGGTGTTGGTAAGAGTGCTTATTTGAGTTGGTTGACGTTATGGTGGTTATTGACCCATTATCCTTGCAAGATTGCTGTTACAGCTAACACTGCTCATCAGTTGAATG